AACTCATCTAAGGTCCAGTCATGAGCATGGCGATTACGACGGAAGCCGCTTTAATCACGTCATAATCGCCACCTTATGGCTGCCCGCCCGAGTATAAGGCTGCTCTCGGGCGGGCTTTAAAAGGCGTTTTAATCTCCAACAAATGTTGTAGAGGAGCTTAATATGTCGAAATTTGATTCTGGAAAGCCCCTTTTCTCGCTTATTGAACCTAAGTTTGCTCTTGAGCTAGCAAAGGTTCTCACCATGGGCGCGGAAAAATACGGGCCTGAGGACTGGAAAACTACAGATAACGCGCACAGACGCTATCTTGATGCTCTGCATCGTCATCTGAATGCTTTCGAGCGCGGTGAGATGAATGATCCTGAATCGGGTCAGTCTCACCTTGCTCATGTTGCAGCTAATGCTATGTTTCTGCATTGGTTCGCGTGTAATCCCAAAAATGATAGTGCAAAGTCTGTCGAAATGGGGTGCAAAAATTGTGTATATAGTGCACTGAGCAACAATCTTGTCACCAATAGTAAGTGCGTTGCATGTACGTACTACAAGAACAATGGTAAGGGCGACAACAACTTTATAGTCAAAGATTGTGGACACCCCTTCGATCATGCGGTAGAACAGCTCGTAATTATGGGCTGTGATACCTGTGAATGGTCTTCTCGTCCTAAGGGGCGCATGTGTAAAACATGCAACTATGGCGATAATTATGTGAAAGCACCACGCTTTCATGGTCTGCGGGCCTATCACCCTGTTTACTGCACAATCGAAGGAGAGCAAGAAAATGCTGAAGCCGTATGCCCCGAAAGCCCAAGTAATATGGTCGACCCCGTATCCTGCAAATGTGGTTGCCCTGGCTGCCCAGCAAACGATGAAGAAGAACCCCGAGATCAAGGGGAATCCGAGCGCACTATTATCGTTCTTGATCTCGGCTGATCATCTCAATCCTGTGGAACACGCGGTCATTTGCTTCCGCATTACCGACATGTCTCGTGCTTGCTTTGATCAGCATGTGCGTCATCGTATTGCCTCGTACACGTCCAGCAGTCAGCATTATCAGGATTATACGTCCTATGACTGCTTTGTGCATCCTTATATGGTCAATGATGAACGCGTACAAAAGGCGCATGCCGAAGCCATAAACGCATATGCTCTTCTTATGCAGGATGGTGAAGCAAAAGAAGAAGCTCGTATGCTGCTTCCCATGAGCGCCGGCGTCAATGTGGTTGTGACCATGAACGCACGCTCACTCATTAACTTCTTGCAGCTCCGGCTTTGTCGCCGCAACGTTCAGGAAATGCAGATGTTGGCCACGGCTATGCACTCTATGTGCTGCGACTGGTTTCCCGAACTGTTCTCAATGATCGGGCCATACTGCTTTATGCACAATGGCCGTTGCAATCAGGGAAAGATGTCATGCGGATCTCCCGTCACCAGTATTATATCCAAGTAGTTACGGCAGTCGCGCAACGGTCTACTTGTATTGACAAGCAGGTCGGATGCGTGCTGGTAGACGAGAAGACAGGCAATATTCTGTCTACTGGCTACAACGGCAATCCCAAAGGCGTGTTCAACTGCTGCGATGAGAATTGTTGTGTTAAAAATGACGGCTTGCCCTGCTATGCTGTGCACGCCGAAATAAACGCCCTCATTCAGCGGTCAAGCAATGTACCTTTTGTGACATATTGCACACTCGAACCATGTATCCAATGTACTGCGGCGCTTATAAATGCTGGATGTACTAAAGTGCTGTTCGTGAATGAGACCAATCATAACAAAACCGGTCATGGTTTGTGGTCACGTGTACGGCCTGAAGATACATGGATACATATGGGGCTTAGCTATGGAAACTGAAAAGTCTCTCACTGTCATAGATATGTTCAACGAGATCAAGGAATATCATGAAGAGCTTGGTTTTCCTCTTTCCAAAGAAGAACAAAAAGCTGCATTCCGCGATCCTGAGGCTGTACGCCTTATGAACAACCAACTGATTGCTGCGCTTCATAATGAAGTGACTGAATTGCAAGAATCCACCCCTTGGAAGCCATGGCGGCCTATCAATTATAAGCCGACAGATATACCCAACATGGCGGAAGAGGTGGTTGATATACTTTTCTTCCTGGGCGCCTTTATGGAAAACAACGAGCTGTCGTGGGAGCGCGTTGAAAAGGCTTTCAGAAGAAAGATGTTGGTCAATCATGACCGCATCAAAATTGGCTATAGCAAAACTCGCTAACGTCAGACTGCACGCAAACATTCTGACAAACCTCAAACTGACAAACTGGAGATTATTATGGCTATCACTCCCGAAGTTCGCCTTACGTACGTGTCCGTTGATGAACCCAAAGCCAATCAGAGTGGCGTTCTGAAGTACTCTGTTGGTATCCTGATTCCCAAGACCAACAAGGACGCCATCGACTGGTTCAAGCGCCAGATTGACGCGGCCATTGAAAAGGGTATCCAGAAGGGCAAGTTCAACAAGGCCGGGTCCCAGAATCCTACGTTCAAGTATCCTCTTCGTGATGGCGATGCCTATTACGAAATAGCTACGGATGACAAGAAGGATTCGCGAGCCGCTTATCGCGGCCACATGTTCGTGTCGGCGTCTTCTAATGACAAGCCGGGAATCGTTGACCGGTATGCCAAGCCTATCTTTGAAGAAGGCGCGATTTACAGTGGCGTATGGGCCATGGTTGATTGCAACTTCTTCCCGTTCAACACCAGCGGGTCCATCGGCGTCGGATGCGGATTGAACAATATCATGAAGCGTCGCGATGACGACCGACTTGATGGACGCTCTGGTGACGCTACATCGGCATTTGCTAGTGTGGCTGATACTGAGCCGGCCGGCGATGATGATCTGCAATAACTAATATAAAGGCCGGTAACACCCACGAGTTACCGGCCTTTCTTTTATCCACCTTTCTACAAAATTTGTAGGAGAGATTATGGCAATTGTTGAAAAAGGTGATGGATGTTCCGCAGGGATATCCAAGTTTTGGAGAAAAGTTATTGGCACACCACCTGCGTGGGAAGGGTGTTGTGACAAGCATGATGAAGCGTACAACTGGGGTGGCACTGAAGCTGACCGCAAAGAAGCGGATAAAGCTCTCAGAGACTGCATGAAGCGCATGGGGCACGGCATTCGTGCACAACTCTATTATATGGCTGTACGTACCTTTGGCCGCAGTCATTTTAATTATCACTAACGCATAATAGGAGTAACCTCCATGCACATATATCTTGACTTTGAAACAGGTTCAGATGTGGATCTTATGGTAGAAGGTCGTGCGCGATATATGCACCACCCTTCCACCTATGTCCAGATCTGTTCCTTTCAAATTGATGACGAGCCAATGATAACTGAAACAGTGCATACTGGCTTTCAATCATTTGCTAAAGCGATAAGTGAATACGTCATAACTAAGCAAGCAAAGATTGTAGCTTTTAATGCCCAGTTTGAAATGGACGTCATCCATTATATACTGGGCTTGGAGGTTACTCCCCGTAATTTTATTGACGTTCAGGCGGTTTGTGGACGTTATGGATTACCACAATCTCTTGAAAAAGCCACAGCAGTCATGTGCCCGCAGCAGATTAAAGATTCTGCAGGCTCTTCTCTCATTAAACACTTTTGTACTGTACCTAAACATCTCGCAAGTACCATTCTTACAGGCCCTCAGTGGGACCGTTACGTCATGTATAACATGCAGGACGTTACTTCTACTAAGGCACTATTGGCTGCACTGCCCTCTTCTTCTCTTTCTAAACGAGAACAAGCCATATGGGAACTTAACTGTGATATTAACGCGACAGGGCTTCCCATGGCGGTTGATGAAGCAGCCAAGATCCTTGAAGTAACTACTGTGTATATGGAAGAGCAGAACAATATTCTGCCAGACATTACCAATGGCAGAGTTACAAAGATAACTCAGGTTAAACGCATAAAAGAATTTATCAATGAGGTTATGGGATATGAATTCCTGGAAAGCCTTACAGCTGACAAGTTAGAAAAGGTAATGAATGATGAACACTTTCTTGAATTGCCTGATTCTGTTGTTAGCCTTATTGAACTGCGCGCTTCCCTTGGCTTGTCTTCGATCGGAAAGTATAAGCGCATTATGTCTATGGAACATAATGGCCGCATGCACGATAACAGTCGATACTATGGTGCCCACACCGGTCGCATTACTGGTATGGGTTTTCAGTTGCTTAATCTCCCTCGCGCTAGTGTTAAGGACGTTGAGTCCGAGATTGCAGCGTATTTTGATTTTTCCATATGCGAGCGTAATCCTGTTAAGTCTGCTCGTGCTCTCATTCGGTCAATGATTAAAGCCCCAGATGGTAAATATATTCTGGCCGCAGACTACTCTGCCATTGAATATATCTTGCTTGTCTGGCTTGCTGAAGATTATGTAGCAGTACAGCGTTTCGCTCAAAAATTCGATCAATATATCGATATGGCCGCAGAAATCTATAATACGACTTATGAACAAGTAGTCAAGGACCAAAGGCAAACAGGTAAAGTTGGCATTCTTGGTTGTGGATACGGCATGGGCGCACAAAAGCTTATTGCTTATGCAGAACGTATTGGCGTAATTCTTTCTATGTCTGAAGCTCAGACTATTGTTCAAGCTTATAGAACCAAGTATCACCTTGTTGTAAAAATGTGGTATGCTCTCATGAAATGCGCAATGAATGCTCTTAGAAATGAGGGATATACCTTTACAACAAATCGTGTTCAGTTTAAGGTAGTTATTGATCGTAATAATCATCGTTGGCTACAGATGCTCCTTCCCTCTGGTCGTGCTATGTATTATTACGACCCTAAGATTGCCCCAGGTCTCTACGGCGACACTCTGTCATATATGGGTATGAATCAGACCACTAAGACTTACATGCGGCAGTATAGCACTCCAGGTAAATTGACAGAAAACGTCATTCAGGCATTGGGCCGGGATATATTGTATGATGGCAAATTTAAGTGTCGTGAAAACGGCTTAAATATTATAGGATCTATTTATGACGAGGTAATATGCGAAGAATCTTTCGAACACGACCCAAAGGAACGTCTTGCATTATTAGAAACATGTATGTGTCACACCGAGCCCTGGGCAAAAGGTCTACCCTTGAGAGCCGAAGGTTGGTATGGACCGCGATACAAGAAAGCTTAAACACATAAGGAGGCCATTTGTGAACTTGTCCAATGAATTGAAAAGTATATCTCAAGACCCTAAAATGGTATACCCTGATATTGATGCTATCATGTCTAACTGGACATATATCAATATCTTTTTGCAAACCAAAAATATAGACAAGAATGGCACGCTCCTGTTTCTCAAATACGAGCTTGAAAACAAGCGTAGAACTTCTGTCATTCATCGGCTTTTTACACGTTATATTTCTTTCAGGAAGGCAGAAGAATGGAATCACCTTTTGCACGCATTCGGACTCGAGAGATAAGCATAGAAGGCTATCTCAAACAAGAGGTAGAACGCCATGGAGGCCAATGCTGGAAGTTTGTTTCTCCAGGAAGAAATGGCGCTCCTGATAGAATAGTGTTTCTTCCAAATCATGGATGTATCTTTGTAGAGCTTAAAGCGCCAGGCAAGAAACTGCGTAAACTTCAAGAATACGTTCATGATTTGATTAAGAGCTTTAATTGTAAGATTGAAACTTTATCTACCAAGGAGCAAGTAGATGACTTCATCCAACGACATGTATAACACTCTCAGGATACTGCGTAATACTCGTGGCACCAACGCTAAAGTAGATTTTCTCCGCAAACATCCTGAGCTGCGAAAGGTTTTGCGTACTACCTATTCGCCCTTCATCCATTTTAATATCAACAAAGTCAATTGGTCGAACTTCTCTGGCCTGGGCCTTCATGAATTTTCTGCCGATACCAACAAAGTCTTGAATGGCCTTATGCGCTCTGGAGGTCGTGAAGCAAAGAAAGCATTTTATGACCATATGAATACGCTCACCCATGAATCGGCTCTTCTTTTGGCTGGCATGGTGGAAAAAGATCTTCGTCTTGGAATGGGCACCACTCTCATTAATCGTGCCTTGCCTGGTACTGTTCCTGAATTTCCTATCGCCCTCGCACACCTTTATGACCCGAAAAAGGCTAGCTGGCCTTGTTATGTCAGTCCTAAGCTTGATGGACTGCGTGCCATGTATATGCCGGGTGAAACACCTACTATCAGGTCGCGCAAAGGCTTTGAATTGAAAGGCCTTGACCGTGTACTGAGTGAGCTGAAAAAGTACTCTTTCAGACTTGATGGTGAGCTGCTCGTACCTGGTAAGTCTTTCCAGGATTCGAGTGGTGACATTCGGTCATTTGCTCAGTCTGATGAGGTAGTGTTTAATATTTTCGATACACCTGACCTTCATGATGAGAATCTACACAGTCGCCTGGGTATTCTTCTTGACTGTGTGAAGGAAACGAGCAATATTAAGCTCGTGCCGCATTACCTGGTAAATACCGAGAATGGCGCATTCAATCTTTATAACCAATTCAGATCTGATGGGTATGAAGGAGCAATGGTAAAATGGCCGGACGCTACCTATATTGGTAAGCGCTCTCATGCATGGATGAAAATCAAAAACGAGGACACCTATGACTGTAAAGTTATCGACGTGTTTGAAGGTACTGGAAAATACGCTGGCATGGCTGGCGGTATTGTCATTGACTTTCATGGCGTCCATGTTAGGGTTGGCAGCGGTCTGTCTGATGTACAGCGCGCGATTTTTTTCCAGGACAGCACTGAAATTATTGGACAAACTGTTGAAGTAGCCTGCCAAGAAATCACACCGGCTGGTAGCATGCGTCATCCTCGTCTTAAGGCTATTCGGAGGGATAAATAATGAGATCGAATAAGAAGATTCAAGAAGAGCGGTACGGTGAATATCTTGAACGCGTGACTAAGGCGCGTAAGATATGCAATTCTTTCAATAAGAACACTGTAGCTTATGCTCTTGCGCAACGCCTGCGTGCTCTCATTTGCAAATATACTCTGGCAGAGAAGAACCTGATATGTGACAAGTGGTTGGACGAACCCCAGTCATTTATTGATTGGTGGAAGACTCAGGCCAATATCATGCGGTATCCGGTTCTGTCATTGCGTCTGCGGCGGAAAGATATTCGGTTTCCTTTCAGTCCTGAGAATTGTTTCCTCTTTTTACCTGACACTGCCTTGGGAATCGAGAAAAATGAGGCCTAGGGCATACAAGGGCGCACAGAACTCGAGTTCTATGAGTTAAACGCGAGGGGCCTTTAGATTTTATTAGGTCAAAGTTTTTAACTCATAGAACTCAATTGTTTAATAATACCAATGAGTTACGCACTATGGAACTTCGTGACTATCAGAAAAAGGCTGTAGAATGGGGCAATAGCCATGATGTAGGATATTTTGCTGTCGATATGAGCATGGGAAAGACCGCAATTCTACTTCATATGATTGATCGTCCCACACTCATATTTGCACCTCTTACTGTAGCCGCTATTACGTGGCCTGAAGAAATAGCTAAATGGCGACCTGATCTTAAGTATCAAGTACTTCATGGAAAGACAAGATACTTGCAACCAGGTCTTGATGTGTATATCATAAATTATGATGGTATCAACTGGTTGAGCAAGGCTTGGACCATTGAAATGACCAATTATATGCGTGATGGCATGATTATCTGGGATGAAATGACAAAGCTCAAGGATTCTAGTTCTAAACGCTTCAAACTCATGAAAGAGTTTAAACGACTTTTTAAACGCGCATATGCCCTATCAGGAACTCCCGCACCAAATGGCGTACGAGATTTGTGGTCGCAGTATTTTCTTTTGGATGATGGAGAGCGCCTTGGAAAAAAGAAAACTCAATTCATGATGACCTATCATATTCAAATTGATAGATTCATATGGATTGAGAACGACGGTGCAATGGATATTGTGATTGATAAAATTAAAGATATAACTTTCAGGTTGGATGCAAATGACTATCTTAAACTTGAACCATACATCTTTTCATCTATTCCCGCATATCTCCCTCCAGCGTCCATGCAACGATATAAAGAGTTTCAGACAGAATTTATTACGACTCTTGCAAATGAAAGTACTCTTACGGCAGCTACTGCTGGAATACTCTCATTACGGTTACGCCAGCTCTTACAAGGTTCTATCTATGACGAGCATCGTAACATTATATTCGATAATACCGCAAAAGTGGATACCCTCTTTGACCGAATTGAGGAAGCAGCTGGCGATCCCATGCTCGTCCCCATTCAGTTTAGAAGTGAACTTATCGAAATTAGAAAGAGACTTCCAGAGGCGCCAGCTATTATTGGGGGCACTCCTACCGAATTGTCTAAGCAGTACGTTCATGAATGGAACAAAGGAAATCTCCCTGTACTTTTCTGTCACCCCAATTCATTATCCCACGGCCTTAATCTACAGTATGGTGGTCACCGCATATGCTGGCTTGGACTTACTTGGTCCCTCGAAACCTATCAACAATTAAATGGTCGACTGCGCCGGCCTGGACAAACCAAACCGGTGCTAGTCGACCATATAATAATTCCTAAGACTGTTGATGATCGCGTGCTGAGCACCTTAACTCGGAAGGACGCGACGCAGCAACAACTGTTAAATGCTCTGAAAGAGTTTGCAAACGAGTCTGGATATCTATAATATCATCCTTGGTTGGAAGCTGCTCGAGAATCGCCTTAGTTCGAGCAGCTTCTATTTCCATTGCGTGCATATCCTTTCTTAAGGATTCACGTTCAGCAGCCTCAAATGACGTATAAGAATCAAACTCGTCTTTAGTTATGAGGTCACTTTTTATGATAATGACCTCGCGTTTCATGGCCCAGACAACTAGCGCCCAGACAATGTTACAAATGACTAACCATGTATCTATTGAGATATCATGAATATTCATTTTACGCACCATTCAGGAAGACGCTTGCCTCGTAAAATCTCCGCCGAACAAGCCCACCAAGTTCGACCTTTTGGCCTTTCACTGTGGCCTTAGTCCAACGAATCATTTCACGAGCAGCATCATACCATTCTTTTGCATTCACCTTCTTTTTGAAAGTGGAAGAGGCAAAGGCTCCAGAGCCAAGATTGTGCATCCATACCGCAATAGCCTGAGCGCGATGAGCAGGCTCTTTGCGGAGCACTGAGCACTGGATGAGTGCTTCATTATAACATCTGTCCAGCTCTTCAATGAGCAGAGCTTCGGCTTCTTCTCTGGTCACAGGAGCATGCGATTTATCACAGAGAGTGCCAAAGCCGATAGTCCAATATCCGGCGGGACAGATATATGGCTTTTCACTGAAGCCTTCAAACTCTTCCACCTTATCGAGCAGCTGTCTGGGCCATTCCATCACTTACCCCTTAATCATATGTTGGTAACAGTAGTTCCCTCGTCACCATCGGGCTCCGCATGCTTACGCATCATATTAAGAGTCGCGCCAAGACCGGGTTCCATACCCGGTGCATACTTGAACATTACAAACCTCTTACATGTTACAGGGTTATGGGATAACCCAGACATTGTTAGTATAATACCACAATGTCTGGGATTTGTACATTATTTTTTCTCAGACATTTCTTGTAGAGAATATTTAATTATGACGTGATTCGCACATATTCGGCTTCAACGATCGGTTGCCAGTCACGAATCGCCGTAATCATAAGTTCATCGTGCACATTCCTATATGCCTGTTTCTGCATTTCCGCCATATACAAAATATTCTCGTCTTCTGGTGACGCTTGTTTGAGTACATAAAGTGTGGCTAATGGACGAATTTGCTGTTTGTCAAGATTGCCCATCCTTGCCATAAACTCTTGCTCACGCGCTTCAATCGTCTCCAATTCAATGGTCGAAGGATCTTCCAAATCAATGGGATCTCCTATACGAAGCCAAGGGCTAGAAGTAATATCAATACGCTCATTGGGCGCTTCAGGAAAATCGTCTGCGCACATGATAATATTGTTAATGATACCGCCTTTATCTAAAATAGCCATGACCTTCATAAATTACTCCGTCCACAGGCTATAAATATTAACTAAGCCCGGCGATCCTTGAGTAAGGTCTGCTGGCGCTGCAGGATCGCCGTCATCCGCCCAACCAGGCATAGCTTCACTGGCAACATTTTGCCCTTGACCACCGCCTCCGCAACCTGCTTTATATGAACCATCAAAACTAAAGCAGGCACCACCACCTGCACCAGATCCTCTCAAGTAAGTACCTGTTTGTTTACCAGTACCACCTGCACCTCCGGCGCAATTTATGCCACCACCCTGATTTCCATCACCAGAGTATGTACCACCCTGACCGCCACCAGTACCATTTGCACCTTGGTACCCTGCCGTTCCACCGGCGCCACCAGCCGCTGGTACACTGTTGACTTGACCACCACCGGCACCACCACCGCCGCCAGGACCATATAAATCCATTCCTGCATTTACATATGCCCTAGTTGTACCACCTGCACCACCAGTTGTTCCAGTAGTACCAGAACCTGAATCTGGCGGCGCACTTCCTCTACCACCTGCTCCTCCTGCCCCTACTGTACACTGAATAACAGTTCCGGCGTCAAACCACGAATCTGCTTGTCCCCATCCTCCTGTACCACCACCACCGCCACCTAAAGCAAAAACGCCAGATGATGGTACTCGACCATAACCACCGCCACCACCGCCACCACCTAGGGCTATAACTCTGTAAGTACCAGAATACGGAATGGTGTAGTTAGTAGTATATCGATGTGTAACGTTTACAGCAGGTGGAGAAGTACGAATAGTAAGCGCAGATGCCTTCCACTGATTGTATTCAGCAGGAGTACTAGTTCCACCATCAAGGGTTGCTACAACTTGGATGATGTACGGTGTATCCGCATTCGGCAAAGTATTGGCAGGAATATTAAAACTCCTAACCGCACTTCCCAAAAGGCCGGAACTGTACATGTGGTTCCAAGAATTGTCATACACATTGACAATATACTGAACACTACCATTTGCATTGGCAGTATTAGGATTATTCCATGTGACAGCTATCGGGTTTTTACGCGATATAAGAGACTGATTGGCCGTTGGCGCCGTAATAGGTGGCTGAGATGTCAATTCATTGACAAACGTTTTGAAATTGAAAGTATTCGACCAGGCACTCCAACCAGTGGCGGTACCATTATTTCGTACGCGCCAATAATAGGTTGTGTTCAGAGCCAAGTCTACTACATTCCAAGATGTAACAGTATTGATAGCGCCTGAATCCTTAACAATAGTTAAGAATGGCGCATCAGTTGCGACTTGAACTTGGACCTTATCAATAGTCTGACCGACGGGAGTACCATTGTTCCACTGAAGAGTTACTCCAGTCTTTGGAATATTTCCTGTACCAGTGGCTGGAGTAGTAGGAACCGGAACAGTCAGAGACGCACTCAAAAGTTTGAGTTCAAAGATATCCGACCATGGGCTAACTACGTCTATTTTATACCCTTCCGGTCCTACTTGTCGCGCTGTTTGCCTTACTCGCAAATACGTCGGTTTTGCAGGAACACCGGCAGAAATAAATCCACCGCTAAGCGCCGAGGTATATGACGTAAATATGTTACCAGTATACCCGCCTTCATAAGCGTTGTTGAATGACATATTATCGGCAATGGAGATATCATTCCAGTCAGTCGCGTCGCCTGTGGGAGTGGTAGAACTACCATTGACTGTAATGAGTACTTTAGAAGCTTCAACCATTGACTGCGTAGTAGTATCACCAGAAGTTACCGCAACACCATCTACCGTAACTACAAAAGTAGGTTTAGGTAATACAACCTGAGTGGTGAAGTTAATCTTAAGACTCGGTACGCCATCAATGCTATGAGCGTCGTTCCTATAACGTGTTTGGGCATAAAGTGTCTTATTATAAGGAAGATCTACAGCTATAGATGAAACTGCAGGTTTCATTTCCTTACGCCACACCGGATTAGTCATATCTGAAGTTTCAGATATGACCAAAATAGCGATATCAGGATCAATGACATCATTTGCAATAGAAGCTTCACTCCAGGTAACAGTACCTTTTGGATTAAAGTCAGTCTGACCCTGACGTGGACTACCAATAATAGGAGCGTCAAAAATAACACTCATAACTGTGGTAATAGTTACTTGGTTTGTAGCTCCCAAGGAATCCGTTGCAATGGCCTTAAACGTCAGAACATATGTTTTATTGGTGATAGACGGCGGATATTTCGTATCGTCCTTAGGCAGAGTAAACTGCACATTCTGATTATCAGTAATACCGGTATTAGGTGTGGCAACAATGCCGGTATCGCCGAAATCAAATTTGTATGTGACAGGATCGCCATCAGGGTCTACGGCACCACTCATTTTAATGGTATAAGTAGTACCCTTTGCGACGTTGGCCGGAATCGTATGCGTGAAGTCTGCCATGTTCGGCGGCTCATTCAATCGAATTTCCACCGGCTTGGAAGAATACCGAGACAAGTTACCATAACTATCTTCGGCGTACACAATGAGTGTATTGACCGTACCGATGTTACCTGGGAAGGTAACATCGGTATCGAGAGTTACTTCGACAGCTTGAGAAGCCGTAGGTACATCCACCTTAGTCGGAGTAGGACCAAGTTCATCAATATGATAATAGAATGCCACAATCTTTGCATCAGGCAGAAGGGCTTTAGCATGCAAAGAATACGTATGAGTACTTTGTTCACGTACAGAGTCCGGACCAGTAATGGTCGGCTGCGTGATAACAATGTTCACAAACTGCTGGGCAACTTGTTTTACACCAAGAGGCGTTGCAGCAATAGTGTCATCAGTAGCATCCAGGTGTTCCTGAGTAGTAGCCAAACGAGTGATGCCTTGCACAAAATGATTGGCAATAGGCAATTCACCAATGGCTGTCTGTTGAGCTCTGTCAGCCTCTGCCTTGGCGCGGTCAGCTTCGTTCTTTGCTCTATCAGCTTCCTGTCGTGCACCTTGTGCTTCCTGACGTACATCTTGTACAGCATTGGCTGCTACACCAATAATACGCGATTCCTGGAAGTTACCGGTGTCAGTAATAGACGTAATGGCATTAGACCCGGCCGTATTAACCAATGTAATATTGGTAGAACCAGTGTTAGTAATATCTGCCACCCATTTAGAACCGTCACCATTAATGGTGTTTACATACTGGGTACCAAGAGTCGCGATCTCCTCATGACGGGTATCGCCGGTCGCATTGATACGATCAACTTCAGTCTGACCTTGGCCAGATACACGACTGACTTGGTTATTACCTTCAGCAGTAATCTCATTCTTTTTGGTTGCAGCCACATTACCAATTTCGGTAATCTGAGTCTGCCCTGCATTGTTAATAGCCGTAATCTGACCAGTAGCGGCAGCCTCAATACGCTGTTCAGTGGCTACAGCATCCTGTGCGCACTGACAGGCCTGCGTCTTACAAGTCTCAGCTTGTTCAGCAGCAGCCACAGCACGCAAGGACGCTTCAAGAGCAATCTGATTTTGCTCGAGGATATCCTGCCAGTATTCCTGAGGATTCTTTTCAGATGTGACAGGCACAGTCATTGCACGCGAGCAGATTTCATCCAATTGCTGACAAATCATTGTCAGTTTGGCTAAAGCATCCTCGTGCGATTCCGCCGGAAAGTTGTCATATTGCGTGTACTGATGCAACTGAGTGATGGGCACATTTCGCACGATAGCAATAGTAGCACCTACTGCCCATCCAGTAGTACGCGTAAGAACACCACCTGCAGGATTTCCTGCACCAGTAATAGTATAGTGTTCTTTACCCAGGATTACGGCATCAGTATCCGATTGACCAGGTTGGGCGTACCATACTTGAATATGGTTGTTATCGAGGAATGGGAATGAAATTGGGAAGTTGGTTTGAGAACCGTCCCAAACATAACGGTTCTTAAACACGTTATTGCTTACCAGCATTCTTCATCTCCTTATAGGCCTTATTAACCTCGTCAATGACAAGAAGACCTTGTTCTGCGACATCGATCATTTCACTATAAATTTGATCGACTAGTTGTCGCTTTTCATCTGCATCCATGTCTTCATTAAACTGAATCATTCTGACAGCTTTGCTCATGTTATTCAGAGAAGACCGTACGCCAGTAAACTGGCCCATAGGTCCGCTATTCATGAGTTCTTCAGCCATGGCTGCTGCAACGCCAGTACCTTCTTTCATGAGCATGTTTACTGACTTCAGACGATTCTCAAGCTGACCTGCCTTTGTCTGAAAGTCTTCAATTGCTTTAGCACTCACGCTAGGATATCTGAAAACAAACGACTTAACCACAGGTAAGTCAGCAAGAGTCGGTGCTGCACGTTCTACTTTATCTATAATTCCCGCTTCTTGCGCCGCAGTATCCAAGGCAGAAAGGACATATTGTCCTACCTGACCCGTCCATCCTCTCACAAGATGTTCCATAATGAGTGGAGAAGATGCGCGTCTACCGATTGCTGTTTCTGCTACAGGGTCCAGATAATTGAGGACACGCGACAGGCTCTTAGCAATCTCAGTTGTGTTGGCCTTATATTGCGTCTGCGGAAACATATCTTCCATGAATGATGGAATAATGGGGTTTCCGGTAAAGAAACTATAGTTAGCCGCAGATTCATACACAGGTGCAATAGCTGAAGGCATAACACTAGGTATAATCTGATCACTAACGGCGTCAAAAAATCCGTCATCCCACATTTTCTGCAGGAGACTTCTATCTTTATTTTCATACACCCAATCAACAAACATTTCAACTGGGGCTGCCGCGATTACTGCTAGCTCCTGCGGTTTAGGGATACGTAATACCGCCCAAGGAGTAGGAACGATCCAACAAGTAGCGCGTTGCCAGTCAGGTACGTTTCTGAGTGCTTTAGCGGTATCAGAGTCAGGGCTATTGTACATAATGTCATTATTAACTAATGACAGAAGCAAGGATGGCAGAACTATTCCCGCACCCACGCCAGACATAAACCTGATAGGGTCACCTTTAGCCATACGATAAGTTTTATCGAGGCCCTGGACCTGGGCATTAAAGAATGCCGTAATGGCGTTAAAGCCCTTAGTAGCTGTTCCAATTCTCATGGAGTCCTGAGTAATATCTCTGGACTTAACTGCAGCTTCAAAAGGAGAAATACCGCGATTTACATCTTCAATAAACCCACCAATACGTGTGGCTTCATCAGTCATCTCAGTAGCGCTCTGCAGCGCTCTCTTAACGATACCCGGAGCCTTACGAAGGTTCAACGGGTTAATCATGCTGATGATTTCTTTATAGTTCTTGACAGGGTCCTTGAGCAAATTACGTGCAGGAACTTTAGCCATCTCAGTAATCATTTCCTGAGTGAACTTTCTGTCAAGGGCTACAAGGGACGCATTGCCACCGCCGTTCTTTGCCCAGTCCCAATAATATTGTTCCATCTTGGGAAAGAGTCGTCCACCAGTTCGCTTACTGATAACCGAAGTAAAGCCCTTCAGTGCACTCAATCCATAAATATAACCAGGATTACTAATGGCCGCAGTAAACTGGTCACGGAACAAGTTACGTACAACAAATTCAGGCGTAGTAATAGAACCTGCACGAGTCCAAGATGCGACCTCAGTCAGTCCTTTCATTATGCCGTTATAAATGAGTGCCGAATCCATGTCCAGTTGTCTGGTTGTCTTAGCGATTTCTTCAGGCACAGCATATACGCGCTTACGACCATTTTCTCTGACAGTAATCTGCGTTTTACGCGATACATCATGAGACAGCGGACTTTCACGCTGACTGACTTCTACAGCTTGACCGAAGTCCTTGGCAATCTGTTTCTTGACCGCATTAGACTCAGCCATTCGAATGACACTAAAGGTATTCCGAACTACACTCTCAAGTGGGTCAATAATGACCGCTTTGGGCGCAGCAAAGTCTTCTCCAAATGAGGGTTCGAATTCCGTCACCACCTCATTCAGAGGAACATACTTCTTGTTCTTCGCTTTGATGTCACGCAGTTGGCGTTCACTGATAAGACCTGCATCTTTCATGTAATCGAGCAGGTTATTATTATAGTCGTAGATCTTCTGTGCTGCAGTGTCATACTTCGCAATGTTTTCTGGATTCTTGCCTACAGAATAGGCTACTTCCGGATTAATACGCGTATCTACACCTTGCTCAGACAGTTCCATGGTACGCTTAGCAATCAAGTATTCAGATAACCCACGAGGATCACCTGCTTCCTTAATTATCTTATCAAGAGGTACGCCAAAGTTCTCACGACTGCCAAACTTAAATGGCGAATGTTCAATCCAGTGCATAGCCATTTTAGGCGACCCCATAAGAGCCGAAGCCATAGCACGAGATTCAGTCATTTTACCCGGAGACGCTCCAGTATTGAGAGGAGCAAATTTATCTACCAATGACTGGTATGTCGAATCCTTGATTTCCGACCATGTGCGAGTACCTTTCTCTTCACCCAGGGAAATATTCTGTCGCAACTCAGCTTGAGCGGCGTCTATGGGCATTTCACCCTTAGGCGCGGCCTTTGCAGCTGATACTTTTTTCTGGTCGAAAATAAACATGCGAGAGCCCATTTGAATGCCCTCGATGTTGCGTGTAAGTTCACGAACCTTTTTACCCTTGGTTGCTCCAGCCAGTGTTTCAATAGCTTCAGGAGACAACTTGTCAGATGATAACCATTCAATAAATTCAGGTGTAGGATTCTCAAACATCTTACGAGATGTGGGAATCAGTCGTTCCTGAGATACGCTCTTATACTTCTCAATGAAGTTAGGATATTCCTGGAAGAACTCAGGATCCATTTTCTCCATAGAAGCTTTGCCTTCGGGCGTCTTCAGGAATTCTTTGAACAGCCTTGCGCCGCGCGCATCGGTATAATGGAACATTGGAACGCTGCGGTGGACTTGATATTCTTGTACAGACGCCCCTTCAGTCTTCTTCGCTGCGGCTTCTGCCACGTTTTTGCTAGTAGAATACCATACTCCCGCAGGCGCAGATTCCGGATTAAGATTAACTCCCTCAGTGAAGACTCGACGATACGAGGATCGATAGGCACGGGGCACCTCAAGATTAATAGATGCAACGTCTTCTCTGATAGTAGGTTCAATGATAGAATTAATGCGCACTGCTTCAGGCGTTTTACCGGTAACTTCAAATACGCCCATGAGGCGATTCGAATAGAAGCCTGCAGCCTTCATTCCGCCTAAACCCATACTGGCGATCATGAAATCTTCAGCAGTAGGCATTTTGCCTTCCATCAATGAACCTGCGGTAGTCATTGTGGTGATTTCAGAAAACAACTGTGCAGTAGTTTTCATAGCCGGAGTGGCTTCAGAAAAGAACTTACCAGTATATTTACCTGCACCACCAGTAGCCGCACCAATGACGGCACCTTTGCCTGCAGACGACAAAGTATTGAGAGTACGGTCAACAACTTCAGTCCAAGTTGTTGCCTTACCCTCACGATACATATCAGTCATATATGTACGCAGGCCTTCAGTAAGACCCATCGCAGCTGCAGGAGATGTTATGGGCGCGGCAGGGCCAGTCGTAGCACCAGCAGCACCACCCACAACAAGAGCAGGTATATCCCCAATAGCTTGACCAGCCATCGCAAATACTTTTTGTGCAACACTTCCAGTCTCTGGTACGACCAAGTTTGGCAATTCACCACGAACTGCTAACCCAGTGATAGAATTTTGATACCCAGCAAGTACGGCTTCTTTCCAGTCAACTACAGGACGAGGATTACCTTGTGCAACTTCCATATCGGCTTTCTCTGCCAATACAGGATCTATTGTGGCAACCTCTATAAAATCCTGTGCTGCTTCAAGGTCTGCAGGATCATCCTTTAAGGAAAACCCATATTCAGTTTTAATGCCCTCATAGACCTCATCAGCAGTAAAGCCCGCCTGAATTGCTTCATCAGCTTCACGCTTAGCCTGTTCACGAATCTCTGACAGAGAAAAGCCTGCTGCCAGGGCTTCGTTAGTCTGCTGAGTATATGCCATAATTTACTTCCCTTGTGTACGCTTTTTCCATTCAGAGAAAGTCTCACCAGGCTGTCTGACCTTATCAGGTGAAATAACTGGAGTACCTTTCTCCGGAATAGTCGGTACCCAGTTTGTTTTAGGTACAGACATTACACCCCTAAAGTTTGGCTTGTCACTTGTGTTCGCATCAATCAGTTTATTGATGAAGCTACCTGGGTCATTGAAGTCTACCAGTTTAGCCACTTGCTCAGGCGTCTTCCCTTGCGCCTCGCGATACAAAGCCTGATTGACTTTCAGATACTTATTTTCAGCATCAGGATTCGTAGTACCCGTAATACCATTGCTAGGACTGATGAAGTTCTTGATATACTTCGATGCGTCCGTCAGCATAGGTTTAATAGAGGTATCCATCTTGCTTGCGAGGGTATCCCGAGCATTAAGAAGCGTCTTGTATTCAGTACCAGTAATCTGACCTGCCGCTACCGCTTTTTGAGCACGAGTAACCCATTGGTCGTCAGCCTGATCCTCATAGACAGATACCATAAGATCGCCATATACAGCCTTGCTGATTTTAGACATGTCATCTTTAGCCATGCCTTTAAAAAAGCTGTACATGTTTTTGCGAGTTTCACCAGACACGGCTTGGTTACCCATATAGTCATAAAACTTAGCATCATCCATTTCACCACTGATAGCGTCAGTAATGAAATCATTGAATGCTGCGTTATCTGCACGCTTCTGAGCTCGCTGTTCCCGCGTCCATGCTACCGATTCTAACGAATTGCGGTATGAAGCCTCTGCATGTATGCGATTTTCAGCTTGCTGAATGATAGTATCAATTTTAATGGTTTGACGGCCGACCACAGTCTCCAGGTCTTTTTTGTTTTGCCTAAACCATGCGATAGTTGCCGACGGATTATCTCGAGCCCACGATTGGACCGCCACAAGAATACCGTCATCGATTGCTTTTTCAGCTGCAATGCTATCATTAGGGTATGTCTTACGAACTTGTTCGAAGTAGCTTGTGAGGGCATCAACATCTCCTAATGGCGTTCTAATAAGGCCGTCTTTTAGGGTATCAACATACGCAGCACGAGACTGTTTATCCGCAATTGTCTGCTGTTGAATCTGATATGTACCCATTTCATTCAGATAACTGGACGTATGCTTATGCCACAGCTTATCAAAGATGTACCCAGGTACTTTCATCTTCTCGCGAAGCTCACCAGCAGTCTTATTAGACCACTCTTCTTCTGCATTCAGAAGACCATCAGTTTGGGCACCAAGTTTCGTTTTGCGAATTTCCATTTCGCGGTCACGAAACAACTTGGTCATCTCAATATCAGCATCGCGTGCTTGACGTTCGACAATTTTGTCCATAAAAGTCTGAGCAAAATCGTCTGCCGCACCCATTAACCTACCAAGACCAGTAATGAATGAACGTTCTGCATCGGCAGGAGCGGCCATAGCACTAGCGCTAGGCACCGCTCCTACAGGAACTTGGTCAATTTGTGGGTTACCAAAATAGCGTGGAATTTCCTTAGCCATTAGTCCCACCATCCTGCTTTATTACCGACCAGATAACCACTAGTTGCGCCCTTGAACAAGGAACCTGCAGCATTAATCCATCCGCCAGACTTAGAACTCTTTGCTGCTTTACCATACGAGTCGGCTTCAGCTCGTTTGGCTTCAGCTTGCAAACGTCCTGTGCGAAGAACATCCTCACGATCAAGTTTGGCATTCTCCGCGGATTCATTAACCAGGTCCATAAAAGAACCGCTGTCAAGTTCATAGCCACTAGCAGATGCCGCCGCAATCTGCTTAGCTTGCAGTCTGGTGGCTTCTACACCCATATTAGCAGCTTCTTTCCGCGAATTCAGCTCGTAAAGTTCTGCTTGATACTGAGATTGCGCCTGTTGGGCTTTATACGCAGCAGATTGTGCTTCAGCTTGCTG